GGCAGGGAGTGACACTCTTCTGGATACAAATGACCGTAGACGTTTTAACTCTACTGGTCAGGTATACAAAGAGAGCATTCCCTCTTACCACTCTCGTGCTCGTCGTGGCGAATTGTTGCCGTTGACCAATTATCTGCGGTGGGATCAGGACCTTAGATGGTTCGGATACCACGATTTTACCAGGACCTATACGGCCACCGGTAACACGCAGAGATATTGGAGTGAAGGTGACGGCCCCTTTATTAGGGGCACGGACGCAGATGGCATGGATCTGACATATAGTCAGGTTCTTGGCTTCTGCGAAAGATGGACCGACCCTGGACTCACGGGAAAGGCAGCTGCCTCAATCGTGAACCGAGGATGGGACGTCTTAACCTTCTCTGCTGAGCTCGCTAAAACTGTAACGATGTTCAGAGGCGTTTTACGCCGCTGGATCTCGCTCGCAGCATCCGGTAAGTTCCACAAGCTTTGGCTTGAGGGACGTTACGGATGGCGGACTCTGGTATACGACATGCAAGATATCAACCAGCTCATTAAGAGTATTGGAGATAATCCTGTGCGATGTAAGGGCTATGGAAGCGATTCTCTCAGTTTTATTGAGAAAAAAGAGTCCATTAATGCCACTAACTGGACGTGGGCGTTAAATACGACCACAACCATAACCGATTCTTGGATGATTTCCAGAAACGGGTTAGTCATCGCTGACGTATCACCACCCAAAGTGACCTTGAATCCAATCAAGACCGCTTGGGAGCTCGTGACGATGAGTTTTGTCTTAGATTGGGTTATCCAAGTTGGACAGTGGATTGATTCACTATCTTTCTTGGCACTCAATGTGAAACATTATTCATCGGCAGGCACGTTGATCGTTCTCAATCGAACATATGATCTAAATTTAGATTCATTCGTTCCGAAGAGCGGTTCAACGTGGTCCGGCAATGTCTTAGCTACAGCTTCTAATCGAGCTGTAATTAAGTTCAGAAAGGCTGTCCCGGTGTCAGTAATTCCACAAACAAACCTAAGATTAGATGGATTCAAGGTCATGGACCTCGTTTCCCTATTCTTAGTCTATTTAAGGAGATAACTATGGCAGCCATGACGACTGCACTCACCGAGTTTAGCGATTCGCAAAACTCACGCACTTACTTTTACTCAGGGCATACTGCCCTGAAACCGAAGTTGGTGATTCAGAAGCGGCGCGTTCCGACTGGCAACCAGACCGTGATCGAAGATACGATCACTGTACTGGAAGCCACGGAGGACGCTGATGGGAATGTCCTTCCGCAGAAAGTCTCCTATTCTGTGACTGTGCGCCGTCCAGTGGACGGTGACGCTGCTGAAGTTACGTCAGCCCTCGCCATCTTTCGCGACATAGTCGCTGGTGACGAGTTCACTGCAGTAACGACACAGCAGGCTTACCTCTCGTAAACCATGGCCAAGCGGCCCTGGGGAACTTCTCGTTATGAGAATCTTCCACGAAGTGTAAGAGACAGTGTAAAGGTCATTATCTACGCTGCCATAACCGCGTGCCTTGCGGCACTCGGTATTGGTACCGTGATAGAGCCTAATACTGCCGTCAAACTTCTGGAGCTTGCCTTCTAGGCTAGTCCCGGAGTTTCTTAAGTCAACAGAAAGGAGATCCGCGATGGACTTCATCAATGCAACGTATGAGATAACTCGACGTTACATAAATGACTCATCACTAGGTATCGAGATCAAGAACGCGTTACTTGGAAAAGTACGTAATCGCGATCTCGCCTACCTGTCATCCTGTAGTAATTTATTCGGGCCGGCGTTGTCATGCTCGGATATGGAATCACTGATGCAAGTTGAGGCCTTCTTTAAGAAGAACTCAGTCTTCACTGATGAGAAAAGGTGCTCCGAAAATGCTAGGAGTGCCTTCCTCAAAGGTGAAGAACTTTGTCGTATCACGAACAAACGTCTTGACCACTATTATACCCAGCGCGATCGTTTAGATCCCGATCTGAGTTTTTGGATGGACAAGATGTGTGACACGATAGAACTTGTTTTGGGTGATTACAGAACCCTTCACGACGAGGTACGTTCAAGAGGATCATTCCTCGAGAGCTTACCGACTCTCATAAGGTTCACTGCAGGAGCCACTTCTACTCGATCTAGGAAGGAAGCCGCTATACCTTTAAAGGTAAGTGGGCATATTCCTTCTACCCCTCGCGCTGCTAAGTACATTGAAGCACTTTCCCAATATTGGGGATATACTTCACGTCCAAGGCGGCAAGATTGGAATCGAGTTGAATTCGTACCTAAGAACTGGAAAACTCATCGATCGATCGCATGTGAGCCAGAGGGGAATGTTCCCCTACAGCTTGCATTCGATTCATATGTCAAGAAACGAATGGTTCGTTTTCTTGGGATTGATCTGAGCGACCAGTCTCGAAATCAGAGTCTAGCTAGAGAAGCGTCTCTCGACGGGTCTTTAGCTACCATAGATCTTTCTATGGCTTCTGACACTCTAGCCTTTAATACGGTAGCCTGGCTATTCCCTATGGAATGGTTCGGCTTCCTGGCTGATGTCAGATGTTCCTATTGGAAATTTTCCGATGGAACTTTCGGGAAGTATGCAAAGTTCTCCTCTATGGGGAACGGTGCTACTTTTCCGGTTGAGACACTGATTTTCGCTGCAGCGTGCAAAGCAGTGGGAAGTACCCAATACTCCGTTTACGGTGATGATATCATCATCGAAACCGAGTTAGTAGGGAAACTCACTAAATTGCTTCGCTTCCTAGGCTTTACGCTTAATGAAGATAAGTCCTTCTCACAAGGCCCTTTTCGGGAATCTTGTGGGGGGAATTTCTTCTCCGGTCAGGATATTACACCCTTTTACTTACGTGATTTCGATAGCCGTAAGGCGATTCTTTGTCACGTAGTGAACGGACTGGCTGCTAAAGCCAGTCCGGGCGGTAAGTTAGAAGCTTTCCTTCTTCAATTAGTTGAAGAGTTTAGTCTTCCCTTAGCACCTTGGAGTGAAAATACGATGGCCGGTGTGTGGGTTGATACCCACACAGCGTACAGTCTAAGGTTAATCAGGCAGAGACACGGAATCCTTTTCTCGAAGTCTTACGTTAGCAAGACGACGATTTGGGAACTCTATGACTCGCGGTCTCTCTTTCTCTGGTATCTGAGATCTTCTCAGACCCCGAACAGGAAAGACCACCTGGTTAGCAGTAGGTATACCACTTCGGATCACAAGTTTGTGCGAAAGTGGGTTTGCTGGAGAAGTCCAGCATCGGTGGTACCACTACATCTGTACAGATGGAGTGACCTATTGATCCG